ACAAACGATCTGGTCGTAAATGGCGCAAGTATTTCAGTCGCACCAACCTCGGTATCTAATGTATATACCAACAAGCCAATGTGGACAAACACTCTAGATGGAGGAACCTTCTAAAATTATGAATAGTGATGTTGACGTGAATATTTTGATCAAGAATTATCATTCTAAAATTTCTTCATTAATGAATCAGAATATTCTTTTAGAAGCAAAATTGGAGTCTTTAACAAAAGACTATATTGAATTGCAAAACAAAGTTAAATATCAGGAAGCAGGTATCGAAGAATGAGCAAACCATCGACCAGACAAGAATTGATCGATTATTGTCTTAGAAGACTTGGACATCCGGTTCTGGAAATCAACGTAGATGATGATCAGATTGATGATCTGGTAGATGACGCAATTCAACACTGGCAGGATTACCACTTTGATGGTTATCAGAGAATGTTCCTGAAGCATAAGGTTACCGAAGCAGAAAGAGAAGTACTAAAGAGTGGTATTACAACTACTACAGGAACTAATTCTTCTGGTTCTGGTATCGCATCAGTAAACTGGCAAGAGGGACAAAACTTCCTTCAACTCCCAGACCATGTTCTTGGAATTAATAAAGTTTTCAAGATGGATAACAGCACCATATCCAATGGTCTGTTCAATATTAAATATCAAATGTTCTTGAACGATGTATATCATTATGGGGCACTTGATCTCTTAAATTACTCAATGACGAAGACGTATCTTGAGGATTTAAGTAGACTTATCACCCCAGATGTTCAGTTAAGATTCAACAGAAAGAATGGTAGATTATACGTAGATATTGATTGGCGTGAATTTAATGACGACACATATCTCGTATTAGACTGCTATAGACTGGTTGATCCATCTGATGCAGCATCAGTCTATAATGATTGGTGGTTAAAGAAATATACAACTTCACTGATTAAGAGACAGTGGGGTCAAAACTTAATTAAGTTCCAAGGTGTAGCACTTCCAGGCGGAGTTCAGTTAAATGGAAGACAACTTTACGATGATGCTATGGTAGAGTTAGAAGTTCTAGAGAAGGAACTTAGAGCGACTTATGAAGAACCACCTTTCGATTTGATAGGTTGATACATCATGCCATTAAACTCTTACTTTTTACAAGGATCCCAAGGAGAACAAAGACTCGTTCAGGATCTTATTAATGAACAATTAAAAATATACGGACAAGATATCATCTATCTTCCAAGGAAGTTGGTGAGTCAAGATGCAATTTTGAATGAGACAATTGCTACTGAATTTGATGATTCATTCAGAATGGAAGCGTACCTAGCAAACTATGAAGGGTTTGCAGGAAATGGAGATATTCTATCAAAGTTTGGTGTCCAGTCAACAGATCAGATCACTCTGATAATCTCAAAAGAGAGATATGAGGATTTCACTAGTCCATTCTTACAAGGAGAAGACGTTATAGTATCATCAAGACCAGCAGAAGGTGACTTAATTTATCTGCCTCTTGATAATACTATCTTTGAAATTAAATATGTAGAAGCAAAGAAACCATTCTATCAACTGAATAAGTTATTCGTCTATCAATTGAGTTGTGAAGTCTTCGATGCTGCTCTTGATGAACTGGTTGATACTGGAATCGAAGAGGTTGATCAGGCAGTATCCGACTTTATCTTCACCACCAAACTTACAATGGTTGGTCTTGATGCACAACAGGCAACAGCAACCATTCAACTTGCAAAAGATCTTGGTGGTGGTCCAACCGATCTTGCTGTAGGTAGAGTCGATCTTGTTAATGATGGAACAGGTTATACAGTTCCACCAATTATTGGCATTCAGACTGCACCTGGTGGTGGCGTTAATGCTACTGCTGTTGCAATTATGACTCAAAGAACTGGTCAGGTAGGTCAGTCAATTGATAGTATCCAAATCACCAATCCAGGACTTGGATATGTAACACCACCAACAATTACAATCCGTCCCCAGAATAATGATGGAACTGGTGGTATTGCAACAGCAGTTCTAACAGAAGGTACTCTTGGACTTCCAAACATTACATTTGTTGGAGTTGGGTATGGTGTAACACCAACAGTTGCAATTACAACAGCACCTGCAGGTGGAACTAATGCGACTGCTGTCGTTCTCACTAATGCTGAGGAAAAAGTTAGTGCTATTAGATACACTAATGCTGGTGCAGGATACACATTAGCACCAAACGTCACCATAGCGGTTCCAGCGACTGGAATTACCTCGGAGAACTACTTCTCTGGAGAACTCGTCAGAGGCGTTTCTACGGGCACCACAGCGTATGTTCATAAATGGGATGCCGATACTAATGTATTACAGATCACTAATGCATCCAGTAATTTTGCACTTGGAGAAATTGTTGTAGGTATTGGAACTACTCAACTTGGATCTGATGCTGCTAGAAGAATCGAAGCAATTTCAGATCAGGATGAGTTTGATGAATTTGCTGATAATATTGAAATAGAGTCAGAGGCAGATACTATTCTTGACTTTACCGAAAAGAATCCATTTGGAGAGATCTAAATAGTTAGTATAGGCAAACCATGGTATCATGTTAGGAACATATTATTATCATGAGATAATACGAAAGACTATTATATCTTTTGGCACTCTCTTCAACAGCATTGAAATCCGTCACACCAAGCAGGATGGATCTAACTTTTCTACTGTAAAGGTTCCTATTGCATATGGTCCTTCTGAGAAGTTTATTGCAAGATTAGAGCAGAAACCAGATCCAAGAAGAAGAGTATCGATAACTCTTCCTAGATTGGCATTTGAAATGACATCTATTGCATATGATAGTTCCCGAAAAGTTTCTACAATGCAAACTTTTAAAACATTCACCAAAGATGGAACTAAGACAGCAAGAAAAGTCTTTATGCCTGTTCCATACAATCTAGGATTTAGATTGTCAATCTTAACTCAATATAATGAAGATGCGATGCAAATTATTGAGCAAATTCTTCCAATATTTCAACCATCATTTAATGTAACAGTTGATTTAGTAGAATCAATTGGTGAGAAGAGAGACGTGCCGCTGGTTTTAGAAAATATCAACTTTGAAGATAACTATACATCTGGATATGATGAGAAGAGAGTTATTACTCATCAACTACAATTTACAGCAAAGACATATCTGTTTGGTGCTATTGCTGATAATAGTGAAGGACTTATCAAAAAAGTTCAGGTTGATTATAACACAAGCACAAATACCAAGACTGCAAAAAGAGAACTCAGGTATGTTGCTACACCTAGAGCACTCAAGGATTATAATGATGATAACGCAACTACTCTTGCTCAGGATATTGATACAGAACAGACCAAGTTCCTAGTTACTAATGCATCAAGTCTAATTGTGGATGGATATATCTACATCGGAAAGGAATTGATACAGATTAGAGAAATTAGTGATGAAACACTCCTAGTATACAGAGGAGTTGATGGAACTCAGGCAGACAGTCACATTTCTGGAGTATCAATTGATGCAGTTACCCAGACAGATGATGATCTGGTCGAACCCGGTGATGACTTCGGATTCAGTGAAGAACGATTTGATTTCAGTGACGGTAGAACTTATAGTCCAACTAAAGGTACAGATGTATGAGTGATCAATTTGACAGCATAAATGATACCCTGGACGTTGAAGTTCAAGCGGGAGAACTTGTAAGAGAAACTAAAAAAGAACTTAAAAAAATCAATGACCAACAAGATCATGTAAAAGATTATGAGTATACTCGTGGTAATCTGTATTCTTTAATTGAAAAGGGGCAGGAAGCAATCAACGGTATCCTTGAATTAGCACAGGAAGGACAACAACCTAGATCATATGAAGTTGTTGGACAACTCATTAAGAGTGTTGGTGATGTGTCTGATAAGTTACTTGATCTCCAACAGAAAATGAGAGATCTAAATAAAGAGGAGAAGTCTTCTTCACCAACAACTGTAAATAATGCGTTGTTTGTTGGTTCAACTGCTGAACTTCAGAAACTTCTTAAGGACGGATTCAAGAAAGAGTAATGCCAGAACCCACAAGATCTAACAAAAATAATGATAGTGTTCGTGACAACGATGATAGCGGCAGTGCTAGTAATGGTACTGGGAGTGAATCTTCTAGATCCACCTCAGGACTAGGGGAAGAAAGATTCTGTGAACTTTGTGGTAAGCAAGAATATAAGGAAGAGTGTAGTTATGGTCCCAAGATGTGGGATATGTTTACAATAAGAAATTTCAGTAAATCAGTTGTAGTTCCAGGGAAATCAACTTATGAAGAATTCAACTGGAGGAGTGAATTAGCAGAATCGTATCTTAGATTACAGGAAAGAGGAAGGACATATACTATTATCTTTAACTGGAGAGGGAGAACACTAAAAGTTCAAATATTCTTTAACAAATTCTCCAGACCTACCAGAGAAGAAGTACGCCAGGAACTCAATAAAATATATCCTGGACCAATCGTACTATACTACAACCCATCGAAGAAAGAACCAACTTTACCATTTATGTTTGCAGGAACTGCAGGAGGAGATGCAAATGAACCCAGATGATATTGAAATTACAAATTTGAATAAAGGTTTTGAGTATATTAAGATTGCAAGAGAGATTGATGCACTGGAAGGGGTGGAAAATTTAAAAACAGTAGCAAAGTGCTACGCAAAATTATACTTAAAAACACAAGAGATTAGAGCATCTATAGGAAATATTTAAATTATGCCTGAAAATATCTATTTGGGGAATCCTAACCTTAAAAAGGCAAACACCCCAATTGAATTTACACAAGAACAGATTGCTGAATTTATTAAGTGTAAGCAAGATCCTGTTTACTTTGCACGGAATTATGTAAAGATTGTGAGTTTGGATGAAGGTCTTGTTCCTTTCAAACCATACGACTTTCAAGAGAAGTTAATTTCTAACTTCCATGAGAATAGATTTAATATTTGTAAGATGCCACGTCAGACTGGTAAATCTACTACTTCTGTATCATACCTTTTGCACTATGCAGTATTCAATGATAGTGTTAATATAGGTATCCTAGCAAACAAAGCAGCAACTGCAAGAGATCTTCTTGGAAGATTACAAACTGCATACGAGAACTTGCCCAAATGGATGCAGCAGGGTGTTGTAGTGTGGAACAAAGGTTCGTTGGAGTTGGAAAATGGGAGTAAAATACTGGCAGCATCTACGTCTGCAAGTGCTGTCCGAGGTATGTCATTCAACATCCTATTTCTAGACGAGTTCGCATTCGTCCCGAACCATATTGCTGACTCGTTCTTTGCCTCGGTTTATCCTACTATTACTTCTGGTAAAAGCACCAAAGTAATTATTGTATCTACGCCTCACGGTATGAATCATTTCTACCGTCTGTGGCATGATGCAGAAAAAGGTAAAAATGATTATGTCCCTACAGATGTTCATTGGTCGGAAGTTCCAGGTAGAGATGATGTCTGGAAAGAACAAACAATTGCTAACACATCAGAGCAGCAATTCAAGATTGAGTTTGAGTGCGAATTCCTTGGATCTGTTGATACTCTGATTGCACCAAGTAAATTAAGAAGTTTAGCTTATGATAATCCAATCACCAGGAATGCTGGATTGGATATCTATGAAAAACCTAGAGAGGGCAGAGATTATGTCTGCACTGTTGACGTTGCACGAGGAGTCAGTTTAGACTATTCTGCTTTTATTGTTGTAGATATTACTGAATTCCCACATAAGGTAGTAGCAAAGTATCGGAATAATGATATAAAACCGATGCTATTTCCCAATATTATATACGAAGTAGTAAGAAATTATAATAATTCATTTGTTCTTTGTGAAGTAAATGACGTTGGAGACCAAGTTGCTTCAATTTTAAACTATGATCTTGAGTATCAAAATCTACTGATGTGTTCAATGCGTGGTAGAGCAGGTCAAATTGTAGGACAGGGATTCTCCGGTAAGAAGACACAACTTGGTGTCAAGATGAGTAAGACTGTGAAACAAGTTGGATCACTCAATCTAAAGACAATGATTGAAGAAGATAAAGTAATCTTCAACGATTATGAAATTATATCTGAATTGACTACTTTCATTCAGAAGCGTAATTCATTTGAAGCAGAAGAAGGTTGCAACGATGACCTTGCAATGTGTCTTGTAATCTATGCATGGTTAGTTCAACAAGATTATTTCAAAGAACTTACTGATCAGGATGTAAGAAAAAGATTATATGAAGAACAGAAGAATCAGATCGAACAAGATATGGCACCGTTTGGATTTATGTCTGATGGTTTAGATGAGACTAGTTTTGTAGATGCTGATGGAGATACATGGACCACTGATGAGTATGGTGATAGATCTTTTATGTGGGAATACCAATAATGGACTTTGATGAGCAGTTTGGATTAGAACATCTACTGTTCAAAGAAAGAAAATGTAGGATTTGTGGTGTCACTAAAGATTTAATTGATGGATTTTATTTGATTAGAAAAAATAGAGGCATGTATCCATCATCATATTCTTACGAGTGTAAGGAGTGTACGAAGAAAAGAGTAATTGAATATAGAAAAGAAAAGAATAGGATTACAGACATATATCCTGATTGGTAGTGTTCATGCACAGTTTCCCCACTCTACAAGTTCAAAATTCTAAATAGTTTTAGTAAAAATGAATCTTCGGTCGAGGAAAAGACATGTCGCTTAACCTAGTATCCCCCGGCGTCAAGGTAAGAGAAGTTGACTTAACAATCGGTAGAGTGGATGCTGCAAATGACCAAGTTGGTGCAATTGCAGGTCCATTTGAAAAGGGACCAATTAATGTTCCCATTCTGATTGAAACAGAGCAAGATCTTCTTAAAACCTTTGGTAAGCCAATTACAACCGACGCACAGTGTGACTACTGGTTAAGTGCGTCTTCATACCTTTCTTATGGTGGAACTCTAAGAGTTCTCAGATCTGATGAATCTGCTGGCAGTTATTTAAATAATGCAAACAACGATGGTTCCAGTGGTGTTAAAATTAAATCCTATGAGGATTATGTAAATAACCACAGTTCTGTTAGCGTTTCTTGGGAGTATGCAGCAAAAAATCCCGGAAAGTGGGCAAACAAACTTAAGGTCTGCACTATTGATGGTGCTGCTGACCAAATCATCTCTGGTATCAATGTTTCTGGACTTACGGTCGGAATGGGTGTAACCCAGACCATTGCAGGAAGAGTAAATGCTGGTTCTGGAAGCACTTCTGCATATGATGGTTTCCTGAGAGGAATCATCACAGAAGTTGGTACTGGTCAAGTCTCAGTTAAAGTTACTGATAGAGTTGCTGCTAACGGAACTTCTAGTGCTGCTGGTTATCAAGAAGGAGGTTCACTGTCATTTGTTACTCCTTCTACAACAACCACAACCACTAATACTGCAATTGGTTCAACTGCTGGTGCTATTAACGAAGCAGTTGATGCTTCTATCACTGGCGTCACCACAACTTCTGCTGGCGGTGGCATGACTCAGAATGTCGCAATCGGAGACGTTGTTACCGTAACTGGTGGTAATTCAACAGTTCCTACCGGTGCTAAGGTTGTTGCTATTGGTGTTGGTACAGTATTCGTTGATCAAGCAATCAGCGGTATCAGTACTATTGGAGATGGTGCAGTCTTTACCTTCACAAGATCTTCTTCTACAACCACTTCCGCTAACGATCTAGTTGTTAAGAACACTGCTGCTGCAGGAATTGCAACTTACACTTCTGCTACTCTTGCTGATTGGTATAACACTCAGACTCTGGGACTTACAAATTCCACAGTTTCCTGGAAGTCAATCGCACAGAAACCCGGAACTTCTCAGTATGCTTCTGAGAGAAGTGCAAAGAACGATGAAATCCACGTAGTCGTAGTTGATGATACCGGTTCTGTAACCGGAACTGCTGGAAACATTGTTGAAAAGTTTACCTTCCTCACCAAATCATCTGATGGTACTATCTCTCCAACCGAGGCAGTATTCTATAAGAACACCCTTGCTCGTCTTTCCGATTATGTCTTCTCTGGATCGCATCCAGTTGGAGTATCTGGTGGACTTACTTCTGGATCGGGTGGTGCATTTACTGCAG